CGCATCCGGAGTGACAAGGCCATGTGAGACAATTCTGCCTGCAACCACAGCCGGTGAAACTTGTTTTCGTACCATAGTAAATTATTTTAGTGAATTATTGACTAGTTGCGATATGGAAAAACATACCATTTGGAATTGCCATATACGCATCGTAAGCATTCTCTAGTTCCACCAGCAATTGTGATGCTATATACATTTTGTGAAGGCAGATCCACTCGCCACACCTGTTTTCCGTTTCCACTTATTGTGATTGCGTAAGCATTTATTCGGAGAATTTCGTATGTCTGGCCCTCTTCCGGATTGCTTGGCATTGTTAGAGTTATGGCAGATGATTCAACACATAGAATGTGATACCACATTTTACTAAGAGTTGTCGATGATGACAAAACTTTTGTATATGGCCTCAGTCCTCCAAATATTCCTTTCTCGGCATATATGGCACAATTTGTCTTGTTAGTACCTTGGACAGATAAATATATACCAGCATTAAATCTGCCCATAGGTGATGTATCGTCATCATTCAATTCAATGCTTTGGCAAGCAACATCTCCTCCTAGGGTTGATGGCCAGACATTCGAACCCAGGGAAATATAACTTTCGCTATTGTCACTGATGCCAATATCTTTGCCATGAAAACCGATGATATCTCGAGACAGAAACATCTCAGAATTATCTTCATCTATATCCCCATTTTGGAGAGAAGTTGTTTGAATATCAAAACCTCCAACGGAGCCAGATGTAGCCTTGATGTTTCCCTCAAATATACCATCTACAGCCTTCAGCAATCCACCTTCCAAAATCTGGCATTTCCCATCGGTAGTGTACATGTGCCGGACTGTCAGATTGTTCAAGAATGCTTCATTTGCACAAAGCATATCCACCACAAGCTGCTCAAGTCCTGGCATGTATTCCCAATAGGCATTGCTGGCACTCTGAGAAGGAGCATGAGTCTGGCTGGCAGGATAGCTCTGAATGCATCTGAAGAATTGCTGATAGGTCGCATGGAAGGCCACATGATAGACTCCTTCACCCACAGCTCCGGAGCAATAAGCTTTTCCGGAGCTATAGGTGCAGAATTCTACTCTTGGGCCCTGCTCGCCATCAGCACCTGGACTGCCATCCTGTGCTTTCCTTCTGACTACTATATGACCTCTTGCTACAGTCATTATTCAGCAACCGGAAGATTCTCAATTTCATTCTGAGCCAGTCTGGCAATTGCCTTTGCATGTGCTCTCCACTCCTGGTAGGCAGCATATTCGGCAATGTATTCGGCCCTCTTCTCATCAGAGAGTTCTGATTCAGGATCCTTGGCCAGCTCATAGTTGGCAGTGAGAGCCTGATTGGTGTCTGAAGTGTATCTGTCATTGATGATACCGGACACCAGTCGGCCATAGTCTCTGCCAATGACATCGATGCTTTCGCATTCCTTCAGATCAGCAGGCAGTTCTTCTCCATCTCTAGGCTGAGGATCTGTGAAGTCGAAGAAGAGTCTGGTGAGATTTCCTTCGATTACCACCTCTACTCCGGAGGCAGGAATCTGAGCAATGTGTTTTTGAGTTTTCATCTCTATAGAAATTAGTGATAATTATTCATCGAAGTAATAGGAGCTTTTGCCATCTCCGAAGCTTCTCTTTCGGATGATGACATTGGCAACCGGAAAAACCTTCTGGCCATTCTTTTCAGCCTCTCTGGCTTGGTCGAGCACATTCTTGAGCTCGAAGGCAGATGTCAGAGTCTTGCACCTGTCACCTGCTTCATTGGTGTATAGGATAGCATATCTATCCTTTCCTTTTGATGTCTGAATGCCTGACTCGAAGTCAAGCACTGTGATAGGTATATTGAGGATGTCAGTGATAGGCACACTCTTTACCTGGTAATATTTCTTGCCATCCTTGGTAGTTCCGGAGGCATGGATTCCTTTTTCAGCGAAACTCATATCGTTATCGGTTATTACATTCCACAGATGTCGGCAGTGGCCCCATTTACACCATCCCCAATAGGATGCCTTCACCTGTTTTAATTTCGATTCGTTCTTTGTTCTTTTAACTTTTACTGCAAATTTATGCTTTACGGATTTGCGAAGTCGGACATTTTCTCTTGAAAAGACATAGCCTAAGTAATCGATATTCCTACCTCTTATGACCTCCTCTCTGTCTTTTGCGTTTATGCTTCTTTCCATTTCCCATATGTGCTATTGGTGCCACTATTGCTGAAGCTTTCACAGTCAGTCCAATCTCTGATGATAGCCGGTCATACTCATTGAGCTGGGCCCATGCTTCCGCTTTTGTTCTTGTCAGGCCCAATGTATCATCACAGTATCGGAGATAGCATTTGACATGCAGCTTCTCTTTCATCAGATGATCTATCCTGCTCACAGTGAAATTCCCTATTGGCTGGCTCGGATATCCTCCGATGGGAATGCCTCTCTTTCTTGAGCTGCTCATCTTCAAGCATGTCTATGATCTCTTGGCCAGAATTATAGTTGAATATTGCGATCTCCATCAATTTCAGGAATCTTTCATCTTTGAATTTCCTCCGAAACGGAATCATGGCTACATCATGAGGAATGCTCTGATAGTATTTCTTGTAGTCAGCCTTCCAAAAGTATTTATACTCAGGATATCTCCTCAGAAACATCTTCAACCGTTTTACTCCATGATGAAGGCCCTTTCCCACTATGCAGGCAAAGGTGTCATAGATGAGGCTCTTGAATAAAGCCTCACCTATCACCCTCATAATGGCATGGTGCAGGATCCTCCAGGGATAGTATTTCTGCTTGGCCACATGCCTGTCCTTTCCGGAATCATTGTGCAATTCCATATCCATATAGCAGGGATCTGGGAAGTCAATCTCCAGAATCATTCTCCGGAGTTCCAGCAGATCTGATTCAGCATGGAGATTGTGTCTCCTGATGTGTCGATTCTTCTTGACCTTTCCTGCCTGGGCCTCTTTGTCGGCCCATCTGAGATTGTCCATGTCGGCAATCTGTTCAATGATATGTCCTATTCGCTTTGGCATAGATAATAATGTTTCACCATACTGGCCATCTTTCAGGTCTTATTTATAGGAGCTGCCTAGTCTTGCAATAACTCCTTGCCCAGAGTTTTCGAGAATTAACCTACTAGCACTGCTTGCTTCCGAGTTAACCGGAAAGCCTTTCCGCAATATGTTTTCCGACATCGAGGCCGAATATCGGCCACTACATTGCACTACATGATGCAAGGTCGAGGCTCAGGAATTGTATTTTTCTTCATTGTATGGCGAGAGCCGATATTCGAGTTCGAGTTCGACCAACCGTTATTCGAGTTCGCATAGCCGAGGCCGGCATTCGCACCGTTATTAGCATTACCGCCCCAGTACACCACCTAGCTCTCAATTTCTTCTGCCTACCATCCTCACCTGTCAGCTCTCAGCCTCCCTCTGTTACAAGGGAGGCAGGAGGATGGATTACCAAATCTATTGCACATAGATTCAAGATTCCAATCTTTCAAAGAGCTCACAGTTTCTCTTACTGTTCTGCCACAAGTTCAGCTCCTGACATGATAGTCAGTTGACCATAATAAGCAAGGCGAGAGCCGATATGCGAGTCCGAGTACGACCACACGGTATGCGAGTACGCACAGCCGAGGCCGGCAAGCGCACCGTTAAAAGCAGAACCGCCCCAGTACAACACCTGACCAGTCGCATTGGCATTGTGGTAATCACACCAGTAGCTGGTAGCGCCACCACCATGAACAGAAGGCACAATGTCAAAGTGCTCACCAAGAAGCATTTCCTGAACATAGCCACTAGTAGTGAGTCTGGTAAGCTGCCTGTAGTCTCCATCCGGATGAGAAGCAAGCTCTGAAGCAGAAGGCATTCTGTTGCCTGTGTAAAGGAATACCTCTGAGCCTGTCTGGCCTGTATTGCCGGAATTGCCACAATAGATTCCCTGAGTGAATTCCCACTGCTGAGCATAAGGATTCTCAATGCCAAGTATGCTGACATCATTTGCATTCTCTACAGCAACACTGCCACTGGTAGTCCAGGCATGGGCCACAGCTCCCCAGGCATCACCAAGGCTCTTTGTTGCACCTGTAGGGAAGGCCAGAGGAGTTAGGTAGTCAGAGCTGTTGTTGGTACCGGTAAGGCCATTACCAACCATTGCCTGAGCATTCGGATTGCCATATTCAGAGAGAAGAAGCATAATCATGAGCTTCTTGTGGTCATAGTTGATAAGGCCCCAATCTTTACCGTTGACCTGAGCAGCAGTCCAGAATTGATTTATGGTCTTGGAGCCGGCAATGGTCGCACCGCTTCTGGAAGTCAGTGCTGTACCGGACATGGAGCCTTTATAGGCAGCGATATTGGATTCATGGATGAAATGTCCACCGATAGGGATGAGAGACATCCAAAGGTAAGGCACACCTGATACAGAGTCATCCTGCACTCTGAAATAGAGCTTTGGAAAGTGTATCATCACATGGCCTATGCTCTCATTGAGAGCTGTACCATCTGCATAGATGCCTGAATTGCTGACAGAGAGTTTGGCTGCATGGCCATTGTTCTTGACCAGATATCGGCCACTCTGTTGCTTGAACAATGCCCACATGTCGAGATTGCCTACTCTTCCCCATGCAGGAGAGCTCTGTGATGCCTGCTTGATAGGTACACCCCAGGCCACTGACCGGAGGAGTTCCTCTGAGCCGGCATTGATCGAGTCGATGAGTTTGTCGAGAGTGATTCTCCTCAAGGAGCCATCCACCTCGACCATGATGCTGTTGGTCTTGATGATGCTTGTGACCTGAGCAGCAGTTGCGATGTTTTTAAGTGCCATAACTTAGAAATTATTAGTTGATGATTATGTCAATGAAGTGAAAGAGACCTCAGCCATGACCTCTACATCATGTGTGGTGCCATCTTGCTGATCGGTGTGAGCAGTAGTGACCTGTATGCTGTCAGAGGATGAAGTGCCAAGTGACTGCCATGTGGTGCCATCCATAATGGTGAATAGCCATGTGGGATCAGAAGGAGTCAGTGCCTGATTGGTGGATGCTCTGATGATTCTGGCCTTCACAGTTACAGGATTATTGGTATCTACCTCCTTATTGCTGGAGAAGATATAAGGTACCAGGATGATTTCATCAATGGTATCGATGATGGAGATTCCAGCTCTATAGATGTAATTGGCATCTCCCTGAGCTTTATAGAATTCTGCTATGAAGAGTTGAGAGCCATCGATGTCTGCTCTGGTGACAGTGATGGTCTTGAGACCGGCTTTAGCCACCCATTCAGTGCTACCTTTGTACCATTTGATGTAGTAGTCATTGATTTGGCTTGCAGCCAGCCAAAGCTCACTGGCCAAGGTTGCTGTTGAATGTGACTCATCGAGCTGTGTAGTGGAAGCATTGATGAAGCCATAGTAAGAGGATGCTCCTCCCTTCTGGATCTGAATGTCGATGCTCTTGCTCAAGCTGTATTCTGTACCGGCTACAGTTGCAGTACAGGAATAGACTAGAGTGTCATTTGCGACATTGATAGAGCTGGCCAGATTGGCTATGATCTTCAGAGCACCATTGGTAGGATTCCTGGCGAATTTGCCGGTGGAGTCGATTACATAGTCTCCGGAAGAAGCTCCATTGAATACAAGCTCCACACCATTGTACACCCATTTGTGGCTTGAGAGAGTCACAGTGTTTCCTCTAGTGGTGGATGCTACAGGAGTGATTACAGGCTGATTTGCTGCAATCGACCAATCCGGAATCACCGAGCCGGTCTGGTCATCATAACTCTGATAGAGAGGCTTTCCATTGAGCTCAAGAGTCAGGAAGATGGAGTCTCCATTCCTGAGTCTCTTGATGGTGATTGAGCCTTGTGCTGAATAGTTGCTCATTGTTATTCGTATATTATATTCAATAATTCAGTGGAAGAGGCATATATGGTACCTTCGAGCAAAGCAGCTTTTGCCTCCAGTGTAGCAGCTTCAGCCAATGCTGGAGAGCAGGCCACCTCTTTCTCGTTGAGTACCACCTGAGCATTCTTGGTAATATGGTTGCTGAGAGATATCTGATATTCTCTAGCCTTGGTCTTTGGGCAAAGGATATATCTCATATTAGTTGAAAATTAAGATGTTTCCAGATTCATCGGTAAGCACATCATTGCTTTCATCTTTGGCTACATAGTGAGCCTCCTTTTGTTGTGCATCTATGTACACATCTATCCAGTCATTGCTGTAGTCTTTTCCGATACCGGTCTTTTCGAGCTGGAATACAGTAGTGCCACCTTCATTATGCTGCACTGCTGTTGAAGCTGCTGTATCAGTGTACCAGGTTATTTTGATGACATTGCCAGGACATTCGACCTTCTTTCCTTCAGAGTCCACCTGCACCTCATCATATCTTTCAGTCTGATCCGGAAGGATGGAAGTCTCATTGGATGGCCGGCAAGAGAAGTCGGCCCATATACGATTGATTGAGAATTGTACCTTGGCAATTTCTGCATTATTGACAAAGGCTTTAATCATGTAGTCTGCCTTCGTGATGAGCCGGAGATCAAGCTCAATCTGTGAAGTGGATACAGATACCACCTCATAATCGGAAGCAGCCACCTCTGTAATAGAAGATGCCGAATTGACCTTGTAGAATTTAACGGTGAATCCTGATGTCAGCTTTGTATCTCCCTTATAGACATTGAATGGAATGATTCTCTTGTATTCGTTTCCATCCTTGGCTGCTGCTTCTGCTGCTGCAGATGCTGATATGAGTCCATGAGCCACCTTGTAATCATACAGGTGAAGCTTATCCAGAAATGGATTGTAGCGGATATTTTTATCTGCTGAGAGACTGATACTGTAGGAATCCTGAGCCACATCAACAGTTGAGAGTACCACCTCATCAGTGGTGATTGGAATGGTGACACCAAGTCGAGAGTCCACCAGATTAGCCTCGAATCTCATTGTGATGTTATTGCCTGGAGCAATATTCTTGGTGATAGTGATGGATCCTCTTGTACTGCCAGTAGGATCAATAGTGTATTTTCCTACCCAGTCAGCCAATGTTGTGATATCCACTCCATTCACATACCATTTCATATTGGCAAGGCTGGAGTTGGCAGATGCCACCGGCCATGAGCCATCCGGAGCCGAAGCTGTGATGATAGGTCTGATGACAGTAGGAGACAGGAGTCTGTTTGGCTCATATTCTCCGGTAGCTGCTTTGTATGCCTGCATCAATGGTGAATATGCGGAATCACATGCAATGGCCACTGATACATTCAGTGGTGCAAAGCTTCTTCTGATTCGATTTCTTGCTATTTCCATAATTTCTTATTTGTCAGATAGTGATATTTGCTGATACCGTTTGGCCAGGCACTATTGCTGTTATTGTAAAGGTAGTTCCCTGAGCAGTGCTGCTTTCTCCCAAGTCATTTTCCGAAAGCTTGAAGCATATTTCAATTTGGCCGGCAAATGCTTGTACCTTACTCTTCAGCAGCCATGCAGCATCCTCAATCGGCACACCGGAATTCCTTGTAATGCTCCAGGCTGTCACCTGTGATGTCACCTCTTCATATATTCCTTTCCATACTTTGCATGTCAAGGTTGTGCTTTCTCCCCATGCCAGGAATCCATCTCCACTGTCAATGATCTCAAGTCTGAGAGGAAGGTATTCATACGGAGTGAAGATTTCCTTGATCCATTCCTTTATCGTTCCCAGAGATATTTTCTTCCATGCCTCTACAAGTGGTGACTGCACTAGGAAGAGGAGTGAGTCCTCCATATTGGCAGTGGGAAAATCAACAAGTCTAGGTGCTAAAAAAAAAAGCTCTCCAGATGGTGACTGGACTGACAGAGGAGGAAGATTCTCAGCACTCCTTGATATCTTCATCAGCTTGCCTTCTTCCGACAAAGTGAAGGAGAAGGTGCTTGTATGGAGATTATCCTTATCGGATGCCTGAATGCTGGAGCTGTCAAGCACAATCTCTTCCATATTGTCATCCACTACTGCCCATTGCTTTGCCGATGCAAAGAATTCCCACACCCACACAGCCTCTGTCTTTCCAAGGTATCCTGTATTCTGGCTCCATGCTCTTTCCTGAGCATCTGTAATGTCAATCTTCTTTGATGACTGTTCTGCACTCTCATGGCTGATTGATGGCTGGAGATTCCTTGCACCTGTGAAGCAGAATGTGTCAATTCCTCCAATGCTGTTGATGCAAAGGAAGTAATGTTCATTCCTGTCATCAGGAGTGAACACATATCTCTGGATATATGAGAGTCTGGTACCGGAAGTGGTCTCCACCCAGACATCGACCAATCCATTCAGATCTTCTGCTTCATGGCTGCTCAATGAGAAGAGATGAGCCATCTGCATATTGTATGTCTTATAGGCTCCAGCAGTGCTGACCGTATCGAGAAGGATTGTCTCTGTGGTGCCGGTGTTCAGATAGAATTTCACCTTGACCTTTCCGGCCACAGCAAAGTAGTAGGAAAGATATTCCGGCTGGTACCATCTCACCTTCTTTGCCTGAGGCTGCCAAGTGAGCCAGTTAGCCTTGAGAAAGTTGGTAGGAGTATCAGACAGCTTTCGTACACCTGCTGGAATAACTGTGAAAGTGAGATCAAGGTTGTTGTCAACATAAGCCTTGAATTCCTGCTGGCCGGAAGCCTGAGAATAGATATTCGTTGAAGGAAGTGAAAGAGACAGATATTGAGCCACCACATCCTGAATATCAATGGTGACTATATCTGTACCATCAGGATGATATGTCTCCTCAATTAAAACGGAAGTGCCCTTCATCAGCTTGAATGCCACTGCTGATGAAGAGTTTATCCTGTAGCTTTTGATATTCCTCAGAAGGCTGAGTGTATCCGGTCTTTGTACTACTGATGCCATATACGATTACGATTTTACGATGCGAATTTACGATTGCGGATATCCTGAGACTCGGACAAAAATTCCTATAAAGCTTGTGAATCATACCATTGGTCGGCAGTCTCCATTCCTTGGTATGTCCGTTGGTCTCCCACTCGATGATCTTCAAGATAAATATCAATGTATCTTGTGACATGATAGGATTCCTGTCCGGCAGCAGTAGGAGTCGGCAGTTGGAATTCCGGTCTCTCTACCTGATAAGGATCTTGACTATTCCATTCTCTTACATAGTCACATCCATACGGAGCTTCTCTGGCATCAATCTCATCAATCTCACTATTGTTGAATACCCAATAATATGCTGGAGCCGGATCTGGGATAGGCTGGTCAGAGCCACCATCATCGAAGGTCTTGACCAGATAGAATTTGGCTTCAAGGCATTTTATTCTTCGGCCCACCTCATATTTGAAGAAAGTAGGCAGCAGCATCTGGCCATTGAATTGTTTCAAGTTATAGAGATTGTACTTGAAGATATCCTCTATGGTGAGATTGAATTCACCGGATACCTCGATGCAGTTATTCAGAAGAATGTCACCATATTTCTTGAAGAATAGGAAGTACCAATCTTCTGCATTCAGGCACTGCTTACCTACTCTTAGAACACCGGTATCATCATATTTCTGTGTAGTGGCATACCTGTATCCTCCGGATGTAGCAGTGCCAGCATAATCGGCAATAAGAATGTCCTGATCCTTATCTTTGTCACTATCCTTGTAGGTAGTATTTCTATGCTTTCTCTCACCTATGAATGGCATGAGGCATCCATTGACAAATACCATTGGAGCCATCAGATCATCAGGAGAGAATTCCTCGGAGCTCTCTGAATTGGCCCTGTCATACTTGAAGTAGTTGGAGCCTATGCGAGTCTTACCGGAGCTCTTTACCTCATAAAAATCTCCAGTGGCCAATCTTTGCACTATTATTCCAGCAGGCACTGTAGGGAAAGAGGCCTCCGATGCCTTATTGTATCCACCATACTTGCTGATAAGAGCAGAAAGAGTCTCCTCGGCAGGAGCAGCTCCATCAAGAGATGTGTTCGGAGTTATGATAACTCTTGAGCTGTTCTTGTAGGCGAAGGATGGAGATCCAATAATCTCTGATGTGAGATCATGATCAGAGCTTCCTGCCAGTATAGTCTCCATCAGATGGATATCCACCACATTGCTTTCAGGCTTAACTGCTATCTGAGCATGGAATTTCTGTTTCATCCAATCAATGATATCAGATACAGAGCAGTTCGGTACCAGATCGGAAAAGTCTATTTTGCTATTGCATATAGTATCAGAGCAGTTATGCAGAAGAATTAAATTCTGAAGTGTAGAATGAGTAGCAAAGCAGTTCTGGCCTACAGTATAGCCAAGCAGCTCAAATAGTATCCTGAAGAATGCACCCAGTGTGAGGAATGGTGTAATGCCATATCCATCCGGTACACTGACATAATCATCTCCTTCTTTCTCCAGCCTTGACAAATAGAAGAGAGGCCAGAATCCGGATACCTGTGTAGCAAGTTTATTCGGTTTGTTGTTCACCTGATATGTGCCATCATCCTCATCATAGTTAACTGCCACCGGTACAATCTTGAAGTCATTGTAAGTGGCAGAGCCTTTGTAAATGTTGAACAGCCAATTGTACCATGCTGTAGGAGTGCTGTATGTACGGAGCACTCTTGCGGAGAATATATCCTTGAGAAGTTTATCCTTATGCTTATTGTAAAGCTCAGAATCTTCCAGAGCCATAGAAGCAGTGATGGAGTCCTTATCAGCAGTGGCAATTACAAGCATTCCTTTCTTCTGGAATACTCCCTTCTGGATGCTGGCCGGAATGGAGTTCACGAATTTCTTGCTTCTAGCAATACGGTTTGGAAAGCCAAGCTTTGCCTGATCTGATACAGTAGCCGGAATGGTAGCTGCTATGGAAGCAGCACCATCCTCTGAGAAGAATGCTGAATTTTGCTCTACCTCAAAAGAGAAGTCAGCAGGGAGAGTGAGCTCACCGTTATCCGTTATCAGTTTCATTTCTTACCAGTTGCTTTCTTGATGATGTTCTGAAGTTCCTGCTTGCTGTTAAGCTCTGAAAGGAGCACATAGGCAGGGATACCATTATCGATGATGTATTGTAGTACATTTGTCAATTGAGCCAGTATGCTTGAATCAATTGAGCTGAGAGTCTGTGCTGATCCTGTTCCTTGCGAAGTCATTCCTCCATCAGCGAATCCGGATACACCTGATACCGGAGTGCCTCTCTTTCTTGCCATCTCAAGCTTCCTGAATACAATTGGATTCGACCTTACCATTGAGGCAGGAGCCACCCATTCATTAGCATGCACAACACCTACCTCCTGATAGTCATTGCTTGCCTCTGATGTATATCCACCGGAAGAGTATCCAGTGGCCACTCTTTGGCCTACCGAAGCAGAAGAGCTGCTGCCTGATGAATTAACTGTAGTATTCATTATGGCATTCTTCTGGGCCACAATGGTAGCTATCTCAGCAGCAGTGGTCACACCGACAACAGCAGCCATGATGGCACCGGCAATAGGCCCAAGCTGAGCAAAGCACTGCATTACCGCAAGAGCTCCAGCAGCAACAGTCTTGGCAATATTGACTACCATATCTGCAACAGCATATTTCTTCTGAGTATCCAGTTTCTTCTGCTCATATTCCGCTTCAATCCTTTCCCTTTCCTCGGCATTGTCTCCTGCTGCTGAAAGTTCTGCCTGCATTTGTGCATCAAGAGATGCCATCTCAGCATCCTGAAGAGCACTGACCATATTGCCGACAGCATCTAGATAATCTTGATGAGCATCAATCTGCTTCATGATTGACTCTCTAGTAAGGCTTTCTTCAAGACTTCGGTATAGATTATTTATTGCTTCTTTTTGTTTGACATATTCCTCTTCAGACATTAATCCCTGCTCATGGAATCTCTCTATTTCTGCGAGTTTTTCTTCATGCTCCTTCTGAAGTTGTGCAAGAGGATCGAAAGAATTCACCAGATCCTCCCAATTCAATAAAAAAGAATGATAGGCATCAAAGTTCTCCTTCCAGTCAGCATCAATTTCATTCATTATCTCTTCAATCTCATCCTCCGACTCTTTGGCAATCTCTTCAAAGACCTTAACAGCATCAGCCTCACTCTGTTCCAGAATCTTCTTGAATTCTTCCTGCTGTTTGATGGTCAGATCAAGTAACTGTGATTGATATTCAAGAGTATCTTTCTTGTATCTTTCAGCAATTGCCTTCTTGCTCTTGAGAGCCATCTCCTGGATGGATATCAGTCTGTCTTGGTATTGCTGCTCAGATATCTCACCTTTGGCATAAGCTTCCTTGGCTTTTATTTGCATCTCTTTCTGATGCTGGTCAACACCGGCCAGCTCATTCTTATATGCTTCTTCAGCCTGAGTCTGATGTTCCTTACTGATTTCCTTCTTGAGTGAAGAGGCAGTAGTGGCAATTCGTGTAGTGCTTCTGTAGTATTCAGCATCGGCATTAGTCATAGTGGCCAAGGCTGAAACATAGTTCTTTACCAGCTCATCATTGGATAGCTGATATTTAGCATGTATCTCTGCCCACTGCTTAACTGTCTGGTCGGTTTTGTTTTTCAGGTCAGAGAGCTTTTGCTGGGCCTGTTCCAAGAGCTGGCCTATTCCATCATTAGGCTCCATGCCATAGGCAATCTGTAGGCTTTTGACAGCTTTCTCGGCATTGGCTATCTCTGTATTATATTGCTGTGCCTGCTGAATGATATCCCTGTTCTGATTGTAGCCGGCCACATAGGCTTCGAGCTCGGCATCTGTCATCTTTGTTCTATCCTGGAGCTCCAGCTTTCTCGCATCTGCTTCCTGAGCAGCTATCTGTTTCTTCTCCTCGGCCAATTCCTTCTCCAGCCTCATTGCTTCATTGGCAGCATCGAGCCTTTCCTGATCACTCTTGGTTTGGTCTCGCATGATCTGCTTATTCTTCTCGATCTCCACATTGTATTCGGCCTCCTTCAAGGTGAGTGAGTTCTGCCTCTCGAAAATCTCATCAAGCATGGCTTCCACCTCTTTTCCTACCTTGTATGATTCTCTCATATTATGAATGAGTTCCTTCCATCCTTTGCCGGATGTCAGGTCTGCTACAAAAGTATTGTAGGCATTCCTCATTCCATGTGTGAATTGTGCCCACCGGTCTCCTACCAATTGAGTCTGGCTGACAGCATCCTTGGCGAATTGTACTACAGCCTTGGCAGCCACAGCGAATACAGTTGCAATTCCAAGCTTTGGAAGCATACCCTTGAGAGCATCCAATGTCTTGTTGGTACCTTTTACAGAGCCATTGATCTCATCCATTCTTTGCTTTACCTGCTTGAGCTGCTTGGATTTCTCAATGAATTCCTTGGTACCAGGTACCAGATTCTTGATCTGCTTATTCAATCCGGAATAGGCTTTGGCCAGCTCATTGAGAGATGAGCCATTGAGCTTCTTCATTATCTCGGAGTAGTCCTTTGTTTCCTTCTTGATTCCGGCCATTGATTTGTTGACAGAATCAAGCTGCTTCTGGTATTTTGCTGCCTCCTCGGTATTACCAAGCTTGGTAGCCTCAATCATCTTCTTTCTGAGTTCATCAGCCGATGATTTTAGTGCATTCATGGTAGCCTCTGCTTGAGAAGCATTCAGAGTGACCACACTCTCTGTATAGACCGTATTTGCCATTATCTTGAAAGATTTAAGAATGCTGTATCATTTTTAGCCATCGAGCTCATATTCTCGAAAGCTTTGAGAGGAAGAGAAGCTGCATCATATCCGTATCTTTCAGCCATACATCTTCCAAGTGTATTGACCTCCTTGAGAAAGGTAGAGGAGTACCAAGGTTTTCTTGTTCGGTTATTTCCTTTGCCAGTTTCACCAAGTTTCACATTTCTGCCGACACCCATATCAGTGAAAATACCATAGTACAGATAGAGGAATGTGATCTTGGCCGGATTCCCATTGGAGTCCACCTCGACATGGGCCTGAAGGCTCTTGAGCAGTTCACCTGTTGAGCCGATATTGAGAGATTGGATTTTACGGATCCATCTCTCAATCACTATCTCGGCCCACCTCTGAGCCATCTCCTTATAGTCGAGCTGCTCATTCATTAGAGTTGGATGTTACCGGATGAAAGTCTGAGGCTGATAGCTGAAGGCTGAAGTTCTGCCGGAAGGTAAGCACCAATTCATATCCTCTGGCATTGGGGCCACCATATCTCTGCATATATGAGAATCTTTGATAATCAAGGCCCTGTACATTGACATTTCCTTCTGACATATCCAGCATGAGCTTGGCCACTATTTTCATGGCCAGTGTTTTCATAGAAGCGAATAGAGCTGCTTCATCTTCTCCTCGGCCAAGCTGGCCCATCACCCACAGAGACTGAGTGAATGTATCCACCGGCCCTTCCACATCTGCAACAGTACCGGAGCCACCGCTTTCCAGGATGACACATGGATAGATTACAGACCGCATATTCTGCAGGATGTCTATGACACCATCATAGCCATTGCCCTGCAGAATCTGCTGGCCTGGGGAAGTGAATTCCCTGAGAAGAGATAAGGAGGAAAGAAGGTAACTATTTGTGAGCATTTTTTTCGTATATCTTATTCAAGGTGAAAAGTACGGAGTGAACATCACTCTTGAGAATTTTCTCATTATCCTGAGGCTTCCCATCATTCATGACTCCAAGGAGTTCCTGAAGCATGTCAGCCGGTGTATATTCTATGAGAGAGCCTTCTCCCTGCTGGAGCACATAAGGATATTTCTCCATCAGGTATTTCTTGACACCATTCCACCAGATGATCAGTCCTTTCTGCTGCCAAGGAAGGAGTTTTCTTATTGCTCCATTTGTCAGAGTCTTGCATGCCTGTTTCAGATAGCTGCCATCCTGAGTCTCACCATATTTGAGAATATAGGCATCAGCTTGGTAGTATTGCTCGAAGCTGACTCCATAGAGTTTCCTGTCAAGCTTTGGAAGAGGAGAAGGAGCAAGTCCTACCTCATCATAGATGAATTCAAGTTGGCTGCATGCTTCCTGTATCACCTTCGGAGATATGACATAGCTCTTGTCACCGATGATGAAGGCCACATTGTCCTTGATGGCTTTCGGATCATACTTGATTGGATTGTCAGGTCTGATATGAGCAAGAGCACAAAAGCAGAGAAAGAGAGATTCTTTCCGGCCATGAGGCTGAGAGAGAATAGTACATACATTCCGGAATTCCTCAGCAGACATGTGCTCCCATTTTACCGGATAGGCAAGCTCCAGCTTCTCGCCATGCTTGAAGCGGATAGTGAAAAAGGCTTTGATTTTGTCAATTAGTGTCATAATTAAAACATTGAAAAGATTGGTGTATCCTTGTGTTCAATAGTGAGTTCCTGAGCTTCATCAGAATCTCTGTAAGTAGGGAATGAAGAAAGGTTGCTCTTCATCACAGCCACTGCTGCAAGAGTTTGCTCAAGGCCGATATTCCTGTCTCCCATTGCGAAACTGCATATTGCAATCTTCACAAGCTTGAGCACCTTCTTTTCGATAGGCAGGAAAGTTTCACGATCTCGGATCTTCTCGATGATTTCTTCAGCATAATCCTTGGAGATATAGCTGGCTACATCGGTCATCAGTGCAACATTAAGAGCAGAGTTCATCTCAAGGAATTCTCCCCAGTTCTTCGGATATGCAGCAGCAGTCACATTGTTGAGCACTGCTGCATCCTTAAATTCGCCATAGGTCATTATGAGTCCATCAGACAACCTGGCAAATTCCTCGGTACCTCTCCATGAATCATAAGTGGAAGTAGAAAGAAGGTACAGTACCAGAGCATCCTTGCTTTCATCAAGTTTAGCCTGTAGATTGATTGTGAGTGCTTGCACTCTATCCTTACTGGCCATTGTAGTCTGCTCATTGTTTACAACAGCGAATCCGGCATCTGTGAGAATAAGGTCAACATCCGGAATGCTTTTGATGAAGGCCTGCTGAGAGATAACTCTCTGGCATAGCTTGAAAAGCTTGGTGTCGGCAGCAGCTCTTGTCTCAAGCTGTGTTTCCAAAGCTGTTCCCAAGATATCTGTAACCAGATGCTGCTGGGCCACATCAAGTGCATCATTGAAGATTGTCGGAGTACCTTTCATGCTCATTGCCGGCAGGAAAGGCTTCATCTCATTGTATCCGTTTACTATCATGGCTATACCTCCGTATTAGTTGATTCCTGTTTCCCTGATTTATTCTGATCAAGAGTTGTGAAGATGTATTCAGGCACATTGATGTAGATATCCTTATCCCAGTGATTGAATTGTTTGATGAATCTCAGTGGTCTCATCACTCGGTCAACGATAGGTTTCATACAAGCCTGCTTCATCAGATAGAGTTCTCTAGCCTGAGTACCTCCCAGAGTAGAGCTGCTCTTTCCTGGTGTTGCACCTATGAGAGAGCTGTGTACACCCATAGCATAGCAGATGATATTGGCAGTGCTTTCGGTGTCATCGATATATTCACCGCCCTGGATCTTGTTGTCGATAGGCACTATCTCAATCCATTTGCTTTCCATTGTACCATTGGCAGTGGCAATTCTCTCTTTAATTGACATGATTGCCTTGTTTGCATTGGTCTCACCGGAAAGGAATGTATTGAATGCCTCCTTCTCCTGATTGACTCTTTCGGTGTAGGCTTTTCTGTCATTGACATCTATTCCTTCCATCTTGCAGATATTCTTGAAATACTCCTGAGAGAGATAGATGATGAATTTCACTCCAAGCTGATTCTTGAGGATGGCCTTCTTGAGTTCCGGCACCATGACACTATGATCATACCATCCGGATCTGAAGATTGAATACCATTCAGGCTCTGAATAGTACGGATGACCAGGAGAAGGCATATAGACCGGATATATGAATCTCTTTGCCTTATGCTGAGCTCTGAAGATATTAAGGTCTCTGACCGTATCAAATTCATCGAGCACTCTGGTGACAGTGATATCTTTTTCGGAAGGATTATCATTCCAGTCTGCATAGTAATGCCAGTTGATATCACCTTTTGCATTTGCAGCACCCCATCTGGAGAATACAGCTTCTTTATGCCTGATGGCTCTGATCTTTGAATAAGAATCATCAAGGATTATCTCCGGAAAAGCATTGTAGAAGTATGCTATATCCGTAAGTTCTTGCTGTAAGAAAAGCGGAATGTCATTGGCATCAAACCAATCATATACCTCACCTTCTTCCACAGGTGCCCAGTCAAGCACTCGGCCATATTCATCCCTGGCAACAGCTCTTACAAGCTTGGGCCCAAGGCCGAAAGCCACATCTCGATTGAATCTGAGATTAGCTCCAACAATATCACCTTTGGCCACCTTGTTCAGAAGGTGCTGAGGCAGCAGGTTATCTGGGCCCCAAGGTGCAATCTGGTATTTGCCATATTTCACTGAATCCAATTTGTGATTGAGATGGAATTCAGCAGATGAGTCGGTGCCCAGAATGATCTGAGCTTCCGGAAAGAGCTGGAATCCTTCACAGATAGGAAGTCCGGCATTGACATCTGATTTGCTCATAGTATTATTTCTTCTCCGTTAAATTCGATGATGGTATTTCTGTTTACAGTTCTCACCTGATTCGATTGAGGAATGAGGATGTTCAAGGTGTCACCATTCCCATGAAATGATGTACACCGGCATTTCGGCACTCTGATGACCTCTCCACTTTCAGCTATCCAAGAGATAGAGAAGAAGGTGTGAGTCTGTACCAGATGATGTATGGCTGAGGCATTTATCATAATGTGACAAATTTACATCGAGAGCATTCCTTACACTAGGACAAAATCTCCCACATAAAACCACCTGAAAAACCTTCAATAATTTATCAATCAGCAGGAAGAGAGTGCTGAATTTGAGCATCAGAAAGACATTCGAGATTGCTGCTCCCAAGCCTTGTCCTCTGGCCGGATTGGAAATTGCATATCAATTCGCCATATATGCCTGACATTTTTCTTGAGTCTACAGCATTGTGGAGCCGAATCCGATGGAGACATTGCTGTAAGGATACAGGCAATTGCCAAGGTATAGAGTATCGAAGGCATCAGTGCCATCAGTTCTATACTCCAGTAGGTTATCTTCAGTCTCGGCAAGTTTCTCTCCTCCCTTGTGCTTATGCCATCCCAATCCTGGAGTGACAGATACCTCGGCCATAGAGATTGCTATGAGTAGAGCTTCATTGTTCTCCTTGTTGAATACAGGCAGCAGGCCCTTGTCACCCTTAAAGCCGGAGTCAATGATGGTGTACTTTTCATTGTGCTTCATAGGTCGGCCAATGAAGGTCTCGGTTACAGTCCAGCCATGCTTATTGAATTGCTCGATGATGATGCTCTTGAAGTCATCAGAGCTGACAGCATAGTTGCTGCCTAGAGCAGTAGAGTCATAGTAGAATACAACCTCCTTACAGACATGAGCTCTATAATAATGGCAGAAGTCATCTACCAATTCTCTCAGTTTCCTTTCATACTTGACATAGAAGCTCTTGAGAATCTTGAGCCTGCCACCATCTCTCTGTCCACACACCATCCAATTGATATTGGCATTGAAGTCAAAGGCTATGGATATTGGAGCCTTCATATCTACATCACCATCCAGCAGACATCCATAGTCAGTACCGGAGTTCTTTCCAAGGCCCTCATCCATCAGAGGAGTATTGTTGTTGTTGATGTAAGTGTGCAGGTTTGGCCGGAAGTTCGGATAAAAGCCATCCTTGAGCCTTTCTATTCTCTTTGACAGTATGCTGGTCTGGAATACCAATGGAGGAAGATCTCTCTTCATCTGCTTGATATATTCCAAGCCAACCACATCGACATTCTCGAATGTGCTCCATTCTCGATAGAGCACAGCCTTTCTTCTGAGCTGTGAAAGAAGAGAATCAATCCTTCCGAATTCATCCTTCATAGCCTGCTGATCCTTCCATGTCTTTACCTCCCATCTGTATGAGAGAAGGCCCTTGATCATCTCAATGATATCAGGAGTTGCCTTCTCCCTGTAAGAGAGAAGCCAGTTTCCGGATTTGAGCACCGGCATATCAGAGACAAACAGGATAGAGTGATGCCAAGGTATATCTGAGAAGTATCTCCTGGTACCACCATTGGCCGGAAAAGTTTCATCCTTGAGCTTATCAAAATTGAGGCCCTTGGCTTCATCTCCTATAACCCAGTCGAAGGTCATGGAGTTGGAGCTCATTCTTACATCCTGAGAGACTATTACCATCTGAGCACCATTGTAGAATGATACTACATCATCCCAGCTCTGAAGTGGAATGATAGGCTTTCCATAGCCAAGCTTGACCGGAGGCTTTTTTCCAACCACATAATGTATGCCTTCTACCCATCCGAATTCAGCAAGGCCGGAAAGTGCAGCCGGTAGTGTTCTCATGTGTGCCTGTTTATAGCTGCTGGCCACAAAGCATCCGGTGGATCCTGGCATGAATTCCACATTCCGCTTTATTCGCAAGCTTACTATTCCGAAGGATTTTCCGAATCTTCGGCCACAAATGTCTATCTCGGTATGAGCAGCAATGGCTAGAGCTTCCTGTTGTGCTCTGTTCAGATATTTAGCTTTGGTCTCCATCCTGAATATCTATTGAAGGCCCATCAATATCCTCTGTGTATTGCTTTAGGAGTTTCGCTGCCTTGGCTCTGATATTTGGAATCGGTGTGATACCGATAACTGAAGGATCAACAGTGAGAGAGATGTCAACCGGAATGATTTCCTCCCAAGGATAATTTTCACCTTCAGCCTCTTCAAGCCGGTTATTCTTGACAATGCCATCAGCAATCTTGGTCAGAGCTTTGGCCTTGGCATCATTCCCGGCCATAGCTGCTGCAGCAGCAGCATCATACAGGTAATTGGCCTTGTGCCTCATCTGTTCTTTATTGCTGACAGCCACTGAGCCGAAGAGCATCTTGATGAGTGTGATGTCTCGGTAAGCTTGAGATGTCGATATATGGTAATTGGCCATCAGATAATCCCTCATACGATTATCTGACAGCAGAGGATTTGATAGCCAGTGTGTATAGGCATCTCTCATCCTGTTAAAGTGTTCCTGCTGATGATCTGTGAGAGTGATGGAGTCATCCTCCAATTTCTTGACAATGAGATCAAGAGTCTCGTTTTCCTTGAATTGCTTTCTCATGGCATGAGTTCTTCTTCAGTTTGATTCTTCTCCCATCCATCAAGAATCTTGATGGCCCATTCGGCACCATTATTAGCAGCCTTGAGCACAGCTTCTCTTCGAGTGATCTGTCCTTCCAGCTTGCCGGTATTGTATGCCATTGCTATCTGGCTTTTCTGATCCTGTAAGGCCATACGGAGCTCGGCCACATCAAGCATAAGCATTGTGGCAATCTGTGATATGGAGTATTTCAGCTCGGCCCAGTGTCTGATATTCTCCAGATCAGCATCATTCAAAATGGTAACGGTACGATTCATAAAACAAAAGTAGCCAGATATCTCTGGCTACTTAGGACATTGATTCAATGGGAATTCCCACTAGAATAGAGCACAGATATTGGAAAGCAGTGCCAGACAGAGAGAGCCTACTGCTGCCCATCCGAATACCTTGGTAACTTTCTCATCCTTCTTATCGGAGCTCTGAAGCACCTGGTATGTAATGATACATACGAAGAAAATCAGGATTGCTATGATGGCAATCACATTGAAGGCATTTTTCATATCAGTTTCCTTTCTTTGAGTTGATTTGTCAATTCCTCGGTAACAGTACAGCCATGTGCGAGAAGAGCATCATATCTGGCCTTGATGGTAGCCTGCTGAGCTGCTGAGATGGTATCTTTCTTGAGCATCTTGGAGATATAGCTTCTGGCAGTCGATTCCTTGAAGTCATCAGCAGCCTTGGCTTTCTCCTCTTCTTGAGCTTTAGTGGCGAGATAGGCATCAATTTCCAGCCATCCACCACGAATCCTGTCATCAGTTTCAAGTATCCTAGCTCGGAGGCTGGCCCTGTCATCATTGGTAGTGGCCATCTTCATCTTCTCATGAAGTCCTCTCCGGAGCTTGTAATCTTCAGAGATGCCATCATACACCTTCTGGAGATTTTCTGGAAGATCAGCTCTTCGAGTCTTTCTTTCATCATAGGTCTTGAATACTGTCTTGGCAGGAGCAGTGTCCTCAGGTATTGAAGGCTTCGGAGAATCAGTATCCTTCCAGTACCTGGCAATATTTGCATCTTTCAGAGGATTGAGTTTTGGTGTTTCCATCTGGGCCATCTTGTCTAGCTCATAGAGAAGTTTCTCCATGTCATGCTTGCGACCAATCCAGCTCATCAGAGACTCATTCCTGGAAAATTTGCAAAAAAGTGCAAAGCCGGTAGAAAAATCCGGCTCTGCACATTTCAGGTAATCAATGATTTCTTGATTCATGATTCATCAGCTTTTATACACTGCCACCTGTACCTGTAGTGGAAGGTGTGAATGTATCTGTCGAGCAGTCGAGTGTGCCTCCAGCGAGAACAAGGTCTCCGACATATCCAGGAAGTGGAGTGATATCTGGAGCTTCAAGTGAGAAGGTAGCTCCCTTGGCAGATCCGGCAGCATCACCGGTAGCTCCAGAAATATCTGTAGTTACTCTGTAATCTTTGGATCCGATGACCACATATCGACCATCGTGCTTGACAACATAAACGAAGTCACCATTGACAGCAACCTTTGCGAAGGCACTCAATTCAGCAGTGAGCTTCGGATAGGAAAGAGTTGCTTTGTTGAGAAACATCTTGCAATCAGCTTCTCCGGTAGGCTCGAAGGAAGCACTACCTTTCCCCTGAGTGCTGTAGATCTTATCCCATTTGGCACCTGTGACCAGAGTGAAGTCTCCATTGTAAACAGAGAGAGTGCTCAAAGTTCCGGTACCACTGAGATCATTGACTATCGTTGGCCAAGTAGAGATGTCTGCCTTGGCTATTCGATAGATGGTAACACCAATCCCAGAAGGATTGATGCTACCAATATTGAAGTCGAGATTTCCGAGTGCTATCATAATGATATAGATTTACGGATTATTGACTACTGAGCAGCCATTGCCTGCTTAACCTTGACAACAAGGCTTGCAGATCCATCAGTTGCAGAGATTGTCACATTTGCAATGCGAGGATCATCTCCGGAAGCTGCATGTGCATAAGCTGTGCGAGTGAATTTGATGGTGTTATCGTTGATATTCTCAACGGTGAGCCAAGCAGCATCAGATACAGCAGCTACAGGCCTTCCTGTTCTGGTCGCATATACACTAGAGAAGTTGGCAGCAGTTGCATCAACCTCGAATGTGTCAACACCGATGATTGCTCCTGAAGGAGTAGGAACAGGTGAAGGAGCAGCAGTAGTGCGAGCTACCAGGAGGAATTCCGGAAGGATAGACTCAAACTGTACACCCCAGTAGAGACACATGAAGAATTGCAGTGCCTTAGGATTGTCACATTCACGAATCTTGGCCTTTTCAGCATCACTCATCTGGTCAACACCGACAAGCATATTCTCCTTGGTGGAGAGATAGATATATTCGCTGTTTTTCAGGCCGACAAGAGGCACAAGCTCTACATTATCCGCACAATGGAGTTTCTTCTTGGCATAGGTCTGATTGTAAGCTACAGCACCAAGAGTAGAAAGGCACCATTCCTCATAGAGATCGAGTACACTCTGAGGAATATACATGCAGAGCTGCTCCTGATCCTTGAGCTCATCGGAAGCAGCAGCATAGATGGCCTTGAGCTGATCACCGGCATTGGCCGATGTAATCGTTGTGTAGATCTTCAAGTTGCCTTTTCCGACAGTGATATTGCCTTCTGCAATTTCAGCAGCAGCTATGGTATTGAAACCATTGAACAGATCAGTGGTCTGTGTACCGGAAGCATTTCTGACAGCAGAAAAGAGAGCCTTACCAAGTTTGCTGGATACCTTCTTGGCCATAGCAAGAGCCATGTCCTTAACGATATCAGCTTCCTTTCTCTCAGTGAGTGAGCTGAAGCTTTCTCCATAGACTGTCGAGAAGAGTCGATAAGGATCGAATTCTTCTACAACATCACCAAGGTAAGTGGTGAGTGTACGGCCAAAGAATTTGCCGGTGTCGGTGGCATTCTTGCCGGTCTTGTAAGGCCTGACCTCTGCACCAGAGTCATAGCCTCCTACAGTCTCATCACCACGAATGCCCCTGCGGACAGTCATGTAGTTGAGACTCTTCTCCAAAGCCACAATAGGCATTGCGAGGATCTCCTTGCGAAATTTCGCACCGGAGTTTACGAGCATGTGTTCGAGCTGCATAATGTAAACTGTTTATAGGTTATTTTTTACGATTCAGGAATTCTTTGCAGGCAGCAGTTGCTTCAGCAAAGGTTTTTGCCGGCTTTTCCCCAGCAGCAGCTTCGACAGCAGCCGGATCTGCAGGTGCTTCAAGAGATGCAGGATGTTCCTCCTCATTCTTGGCAATTGCAGATGCGAGTGATGCCTCAAGCTCTGAGATTCTGGCATCCTTCTGTGAGATGGTCTCCTCATGATCTGAGATAGTCTGCTGAAGAGCAGATACCTCCTGCTGATGAGACTCCTTGAGAGAGTCCAATTGGCTCTGGAGAGCATTCTCCTCGGCCCTTGGTGTAGTCAGTGCCTGCTCAATTGCTTGAAGCTGGCACTCCTGGAGAATGGTCGAGCCATCCTCTTCATACTGCTGCTCCTGGAGCATCGGTATGCTTTCTAGAGTTGGATATTTGTGTTCCATCTGTGATGATGAATTGATGTTCTTTGCTTCTGAGAGCTCTACCACTTTTGCCATTGCATCCTCAAATGAGCCAATGGAGTCAATCAGTGTACCAACCACATCCTTGGCAAAAAAAAGTTTTCCATGAATCTGTTCATCAGTAGCAGCAGGCCGGTTAGCCTTGATGTCTGCCATGAACTGCTCACAAAGAGGATCAAGAGATTCTTCTCTGATGATTTTGGCATCTCCTTCCAGAGCTGCTTCATATTCAAGATTCTTATCCTGGCTTTCTGTGGCATAGATTCTACAGTATATTTCTCCGGATTCCGGATCCTTATGGTATTTTGGCAGACCGGCAAGCTGTATCATGACTCCTATACATCCTACCTCATCCATTGGCTTATGAGCTATGATATGGTCTGCATAGGATATGGCATACATACAAGCTGATCCGGCAATTCCATCCACATAGGCCACAACAGGCTTTTTACAGTTAGTTATGGCATCTGCAATTTCAGGTACCGAATTGGCAGCACCACCACCGGATTCTGCCACTATGATATGGCCAATCACTGATGGATCATTGTCAGCATCTGTGAGGCCTTTGGCAATCGTTCTGGTGCCAGGCTCACCACATTCGCCATCATGTTTGAGCATGGTACCTTGGAGATAGGTAACATATACGAATTTTTCAGTATCCGGAGAATCTTGGCCGGCTGCCTTCATCGATTCTTTCCGTTTGCCTTCTGGAGTGACCATGAAAGGCTGTTCGGCCTTATCGAATTCGATGATATTGCCTGCAAGAATACCCTTGAGCAATGGCATCATCACTGCTGCCTGCTCAGGTGTAATCATCCAAGCTCCTCGAAGATTCTGTGCTAGAGCTGATATCTTCATACTACTTGTAATTTATAAACCATGCAAATGTAGAGCACTGTAAAAGAGGAATATCGGACTAAATCCTATACTGAATGCAACAGAATGCCATGTGTAGAGTCATTCTCAATGCTGATGGTGAATTCAGAAGATGAGATTCCTGACACACCATCATTCCAGGTCATTTTCGGCACATATTCAGTTGAGCCTATAACATAGACCTTACCATTGACCAAGCTCACCTTCCACACAGCCTTTTTTCCTCTCAATGCATTCAGGATGCTTCTGTAGTTTTCCTTGTTCTTTCTAATAGATGCACTGAATGATGCCTGAGAGTGCTGTCCACCTTCATCATCCATCCATTGCTCTGTCAGATCTCCGGTCTCTACAGTGAAAGGCAAAGCTGTGAAAGAGCAGCCGGTCTTGATGTAGTTTGCCAAGTTGATTGTACTGCCAGGAGCAAGCTGGCTGTAATCATGTAAATTTCTTGAGTCTATCCACTCAAGACTCTTGATTCCTAGTTGCATAATTTTAGCTAAAGTAATGAGACAATATACCTACTTTATTTTACTTAAAATCAGAAAATTAGACCTTGTTTTTTCGGACATCATACCTACTAAAAAAATATTGGAATTCTGTATTCATCCGGATATTTCAATCTGAATCTGTACCAATCTTTGGAAAGAGTGCTGATGATCTTATTGTCGATGACCGGCTGGCAGGAGTCCTGAAGAAATTCAGTGATGGCTTCAGTGATTGAGATGTCGGCATTATTATTCATTGCACCTCTCATGTAATTATGAAAGGTGTTCTTGAATTGCTTTGTCAGGAATCTTCTGATGATATTACATCCTCTCTCTGACAGATGGCATCGATATAACATATTCGGCTGAATCTCTTTTTTCTTAACCTCATCATAAATGTGAGTATCACCGCCATTCTTGAGAAGTACAAAAGTGATATACTCCTCCTTCTCCTTCAGAGGATGATAGTCACTCGGCAACAGCTCAAGATTCTGCTTGATGATGCTCCAAAGATTTGAGTCTTTTCCAAGCTTTATTGTCTCGGATCCATAAACATTGACAACCCACTGCTTCAGAAAAGTACCTACCTTGACATCTACAGTATTGTGATTATCCTTTTTCTTCATGGTCATGCAAATTTATTGGTGTTACTTTCGTTTATCTGAGACATACATAGGAATGCCATGACTGAACATCCAATTGACAGCTTCGGCATCAGTCTCTCTCATATAGTCAGTGATATACTCACCAGGTGAGAGCTGTGAAGGATATAGGAAGGCTCTTCCATACCAGAGCTCTCGAAGGCTGGTGATCGGCCTCATTCCTTCCGGTACATGGTCATACACCCATATTGGCATAGACCGGCCATTCAACCATACTCCGATATCGAGTTTATAAGGATATTTTTTCGTTTCAGCCATAATTATATTCTTACAATACTTTTTTTATGAAATAATCTGACACTTCTGACACCTATTGAACTATGTAACTGACTATCAATCATTTTATCGGTGTCAGATGCCTATTTTCCGAACTGACACCATTTGACACCTAAAATAGTTAAGTCATTGATTATCAATGGTGTCAAAACTTTGTCAAAATTGTCCTGTCTTACTGCCTGTAGTGTCACACAAAACCAAAAGACACCAAACTGACACCGCAAACTGACACCGTATAACTCTTTATTTTTCAATCTTTTATCCTCTCTCGGTGTCAGTAGGTCAGTGAAAAAGAAGAAATATATATCAAGAGCAAAACGGACATCACCGGAGCCAAAGAAAAAGAGATATGCTGAACCTCTTTTTCTACAATTATATGACACTATACTATTCACCGAAAATTGGTAGATCATCGGAATACTCGCTGCTCCCAGAGGATGACGGTACCGGAATAGGATCTGACTCTCTGGATGTGTCGATGTAGAAGTAGTAAACATCCTGGCCATTCTCCTTTTTGTGGATATCATTCCTCTCGATGTCAGAAGGTGTAGTCTTGAGATATGATGGATTGAATTTCCACTCTCGATAGGTACAATACTGCATGATCTTCTGTTTGAAGGTTTTCATCTTGATCATCTGGGCTATTTTCGGATTCAAGCAAGTTTTGTATTCCTCAAATGTCTTCTGCTTATCGACCAGGCAATTCAATTTATCATCAGTGAAGTATTCTTCGGCCCATAAGATGAATTCATCTGACAGAGCTCTCTGGAGGAGTCTCTTATCGATGGCCTTCATCGGTGGCTGGATTCTGGTATGGATCTTCTGCCATACAGCCAGACAATTCAGCATGAAATTGTAGAAATCATTCATCTCCTCAGGATTGTAGTCACTGATGAGATTCTTTCCGAATTCAGTATAAGGAGACCTCTCCTTCAAACCTCTCTGTAGATCATCAGCATGGTAGTAGTCACTGAATGCTGTAAACCAGGTCCTTCTCCTGAGAGATGCATCGAAGCCTCCGATAGCATGATTGGATGTGAAAATCACTTTTGGTGAATCCTTGAAGTCAATGGTGAAAGCAGCTACATATTTCGGATTGACAACCATCTTGCCGGTGATCATCGGCATGAACTTGTGAAGATCCACATTCCTGTTCAAGTCATCGATGAATATGCTGTCTGTTATTCCTCTCTCTACTCCCTGGAGCATGAAGTCACCTTTCTTCGGATCTAGATTTTGTCCATCGATGAAGAGCTGCTTCCTCAGAGCTTCAATGGATGATGCATAGAGAGATTTTCCAGTACCGCCTAGATGGGTGCCTTCATCACTCTGCTCCATCTCCATACAGAATACAGCATAAGGCTGGCCTGCTGCTTTGTGCTTGGCCAGAAGATATCCGAGAGCCATAGCCTTGTTGATGAAATTCAGCTTGTGCTCATCCTTCTCATCTTCAGACAGTGGTAGGCCGAGCTCTTCTTTTCTCCAGTAGGTCCTGCCTGTATTGTAGATATACTGCATAAATGAGAAGCCTTTCCGGTTGAATTTGAGCCTGTACCGCTTTGCATCTCCCATAGTGTCAATTTCCTTCTTCAAGTAAGAAAATTCGGAGGAAAGGGGGGCAGCAGCATTGAGCTGGCTGAGCAGTTGATTGTATTCATCAGAATAGTCGATGTCAAAGAATGGCATCTTACCAGGCTCCTTCTCCAGAGGCATGAAGTCAAATGGCAGGATTTTATCCTCATAGACCATGCATTGACAGTCTGCTGACTTTACTGCCTGGATACCGGCCTTGCTGACCTTGAATATGCCATTCATGAAGAAGAAATGGTCATCATTCTCATTCCAGCTCTTGAAGTCCGGCTCAATGATCGAGAGCTTCTCCAGAGATGTCAGTCTGATCTGATTGCTTCGATATACGGTGTTGGCCAGTTGCTGTGTATAGTATTTCGGATGAGTATGGATGTATTCCAGGAGATATCCGGAGCAGTCTGATGATATTGCATCCTCATCGATGAGCTTCACCACATTATCCTGCACCTTACAGAATGTGTATCCTTTCTTCTCTGAATCACTGGCTATCCTGTAGTATCCTGATGCTCTAAGAAAGGCATAGAGCTGCTCATTGTTGATGTCATAGGTCCTTCCGGCCTTGGTCCATTTTTCCTCCCAAAATCGGAGTGATCCGGAGAGTTTTACTAGGTCATCGAAGAGCCTGCGAGGATTCTGATTTTCCGGCCTTCTGAAGTGTGTGAAGAAGTCCTTGGCATCCTTACATGGCTTGCCTTTCCTATCCTTGAATCTGGCCAGTTCTGATGGCAGCAGGATGAGCTTGATGTCAAGATACCGGAGTGCAATCCGGTACATGTTTGCCAGTCCGGTCTCATCGATGTCATAAAGGATGTAGATATTCTTGGCCAATCTCTGGAGAATCGAGAATTCATAGTCGGTCAGATCTGCGGTCTCCGAATTGAGCCAGCAGATGTGATAGTCATTCTTCTCTCCGGAAGCATTCCTGACATTAAGAGCATCTGAAGGACCTGAGCATATTATCAGATGGTCCCATTTTGCCTCGATGGTCTCGATCTCTCCATCATCGTTTACAGATTGCTTGCTGAGCTTATAATCTGGATTGGCTTTGGCTTTGGCATACTCATCCAGGAATTCCAGATCACCAAAAAGGAAATTGTCTGGCTTACTGCCATAGTACATGAAACGAAGATCACCCAGAGGCTGGTATATCTTTCCCCAAGGCTGTTTGTCATCCTCCTTCTTTCCTCTCAGACCATAGTCATAGAAATACATAGGATAATTCTCTGTGGCCGAGATTTTGAAGCTCTTGCCATCCTTGTTCTTTGGTGTGATATAGGAGTCAAGAGGCTTGAGTCCGAAGCCATCACATCTCTCCTGGGTGATCTCCCATCCGAGCATGGCCAGCTCAGTAGCAGTAAATTTGCCTGAAGGCCGGAGCTGTAGAGAATAGGTGTCCCGTGCAGCCACCTGCAGGAGATCCGGCTTCGGTTTGACCGGTGTATAGTTCTTTCCTTCGATGAGCTGAGGAGCAAAGTGCTCAGCAATCCAGTTCATGGCCGGCCCAAATTCAAGACCTTCATTGGCCATTACAAGCTGTATGGCAGTTCTGGCCTTATTGTCAGATCCACCTTTATCTTGTATCATCCAGATGCCTTCCTTACTCTGAAACACTGCACAGGAAGGATTCTTGTCATCCGGTCTGATTTTGAAATTCTTTCTACCTCCGGAAGCAAAGCATGCTTCTGCTTGAGGATAGTAATGGACTATGACAGTTCTACCATTTTCGGTAGCCTGCCAGATAGCCTCTTTTGTAATTTTATAATCCTGATTCATATACTTTCCATTTGTTTAATCATTCGCCTCAGCAGATTGCTTCTCTCCAAGAAATCATCTCTGTAGCTGAAAAGTTGATACACCGTATCACAATATTCTTTGTGCTTTTTCAGTGCATCTAGCATGATATCCTCCTCATCCTTGGACATCTCCATGATGGAAGCCTTTCCTCTTTTATCTCTGTCAGCATACATGGCTATTCAAATGAATTTATCCCATCAAAGAATTCTTTGAAAAATGGGAAGCATCCTTCATCGATAATGATGCAGGTCTGTTCACATCTTGGATTGGTGTTGATGTTTGCTGATGAGAGAATGGCGAAGGAGAATTGATCACCTCTGCCGGCCATTATCTTTGAGTGATTGCGGAATATGGCCATCCGGCCAAGTTCAGGCTTCTGCTCATACAGTTCCTTGAGTGTAGCATATTCAAAAGCATAGGATCCTTTGAATATCTCACCCAGATAAATATCCATCTTGGATATCTTTCCGGCCTCAATCCATTCTCTGAACTGAATGATATCTTGAACAGCCATACACCAAGTGGATACTACCAGCTCTGATATGTTCTGCTGCCTGATGACTGCCTTCAGGTAGCTCAAGCTGTCCACATCTCCTCCTGATATAAAGCAATAGCAATGGCCATTCTCGAAGTGAAAGCCATTGGATCCAAGACATTCCAGCAATTGTATCTCTGAGAATGCTTTTCTATATTCATATTTGAGGGATAGCTGTGTGTATCTGACAGATTTTCTGGCATGAGTCAATAAAGCATCATCTTTCTCTGGCTCAGCATCAGCAGGCTGCTCGACAACATGTTTGGCATTTATTCCGGCATTGTAAGCCTCAATAAATTCCTGCCAAGGCACATCGACATTCATCATCACAGATATCTTCCTGAGAGAATATCCCTGGCCGGCAAGCTTTCTTACCTTCTCATAGAATTCATTCTGCTCAATCATGAGAATAGCTCTTTAAGAGTGACTGATTCGTTGTAGATATTCTTGACAACCTTCTTGATGAATTTCTGCTCCAGATAGCATGGCTTTCTCTCACCCTTGAGCCACATGTAAACAGTGCTCGGAGCTCTCAGAGTTCCGGCACATATCTCTCTCACCATCTCACTACTTTTTTCAGCATCGAGCCTATAGAAATATTGAATGTTTTTCATTTGAATACTGCTTTGATTTTTGTTCCGTTATCGTAAAATATTACCTTCTTATCATCTTTAGGCTCTTTTGCCATTATCTTCATTTTGAGATTCCAGAGTGCAGCACATGACACTGCATTCCGGAAGAAGAATCCTGTTACCATTCACTGGCTCCTGTTTTAGCTTCTCGATGCCATGTCTGAGGAAACCAGAGTGACTCCCAAAGCATTGTGAAAGTATTCAGTGAATACCAGGCTATCTCTCTGGTAGGGTAGGCAAGGCGAGAGCCGATAGACGAGGTCGAGTGCGACCAACCGTAAGTCGAGCTCGCATAGCCGAGGCCGGCAGTTCCATCTGGCCTCTGATATTGAATCTTTACTCTACCATTCCAATCAAATTTTTCAGCTTCTTTGTCGGTCAAAGTATAGCACCAATTGTAGTAGCTAAATTCATTACAATCGAGAGCATTGCTCCAGCCATTATTCAAAGCTTTGGTGATTATCTCCAGCTTGATGAATGAGATGATGTGATCTGGAAGAAATTGGTATTTCCGATTTATCTCATCGGCATTGATGCGTAAATGCTTACAGGCATCCTCAAAGGTCTTGATAGACCTGTAGTCGAAAGTATTATCCATTTGATTCAGTTTTTGACAATAACCGGATAGCATGAATCATCTGCCAGCACATATTTACAGAAGTTCCATGCCTTCTCAAGTGTATAGAAGAATTTCTTCTCGAATAGGAGTCTGTCTCCCTGGTAGATGTTGAATCTCATACTAGTACAGTTTACCATGTTTATATTCTCTGGTCTTATTGTATTGTATCTTGAGCCTGATGTGCTCTTCGATGTCGATATCAAGAGTTGCTGATAGATCCAGGAGTCTGATGATGGCATCGGCCAGCTCATCCTCTATTGTGTCTTTGATGTAGAGTTCAAAGGCATTCTTGAATATCTCACCTTGGCCTGGATTCTTTTCCATCCATAAGGCCTGAGAAAACATATCCATATCTGCTCTTTTCTTTTTCCGGTGAGCTTCTACAGCTTCAGAGAGCTCTGAATGAATCAGCGAGATATAGGTGCCGAATTCATGAATCATTTCATGGAATCCCTTTTCTTTATTATTCTGGTAGATCTCCATAGCCAGATCATTGATGAATGAAGGCTCCATATCTATTCCTCCTCTGTAATTGAAAAATCAGGCATATTTCCGGATGCTTCGAGGAGCAATGTGATACATTTGACTCCACAGATGCAATAGGCAATCAGGAAGAGATATTCATAGGCATATATCTTCCAAGAGAAGTCAACCACACTGAAGTACATCAGTACAAGTGTGATAGGAAGCAGGATGAGACCTGCTATCTTTTTCTGTTTGTTACTCATGGTGAAATTTGTCTTTAGGTGAAACTGGCCAAGAGAGTGATTCCTTTCGGAAGTCTTTCAATACATCAGATAGCTTGAGAGAAGTCTTTCTTGCTCTTGCTCCTGCTGCTCGATTTCCGGCTTTTGCCTTGACTGCATCTGTGATGAATTCATCATAGAGTGCTTTAATTCCTGAGATTGTTTCCATAATTGATTTTTTAATGATGTGATTCGATTGATTTTGATGAAGTAATTCTCAACAGTCAGCTCAGCTTCCAGCTCTCTGATTTGCTTAGAGAGCATCTCAATGGCCAGAAGCCGGCCAGCCTGATGAGGTGTCAGATCCATTAGAGGAGATACCATTTGATATCGGCCTTATCCCATAGGCCACAGGCTCTTTCCCATTTCTGTAGTTCATGAAGGTAGCATAGCTCATCAGCATACAGGCGAGCTTCGCTACTTTTGACCTCGATATCCATTCCGTCACCGTCTCCGTATATGGTCAAATAGCTATCATTAACTGCTTTGAATACATCCTCCGGAGCACCATCAATATGCTCTATGGTGAAGCCTACTTTTTCCAGAAGTTCTCTGGTGATCTCAACCTCCTTGATAGATGGATCCTCTATCAAAGCTTTGATGTGGTAGGCTCCTTCATAAATGGCATAGGTATCAAGAAGTTCTGATGTCTGTGAATCATATTTCCGATGAATGCCGAGAAAAGAGAAATACTGATCGCCATATTTCACTATGTCACCATAGGTAAGATGAAGTGCATTGAGCATAACCGGCTCTCCTAGAATTTTGATACAGACATTCCGAATTCTCCCATATCGAGAGTGAAACCTTCAGAAAGGAGTTCTTTGATGACCGAATGGCAGCAGGCATGGATGTGAATTGTCCATTTCTTTGAGCCAAGATCACCGACAAAATTGTTGATTGGCTGATTGATTGTCACCTTGGAAGTGTGATGTTTTGAGATAATCTCAAGAGCCTCGAAGAAGTGTTCCTTGTTCATATTCAGATCTCCTCATCGGTTAAATTCTTGGTATCACAATCAAAAGCTTTGAGAAGCTTATACGCAGCTAAAGAGGCATCTTGAGCTGCATCTTCGATATCTCGATTTTGTGTTAGACATACAGGCAATGCCGATATCATAGCCTGAGCATAGAATTCTTTCCTTTTCAT